TCGGCCCGGTTGCGCCGGTCGCCCCGGCGGGTCCTGCCGGCCCTGTTGCGCCGGGTGCGCCGGTCGCCCCCGCGGGTCCTGCGGGTCCTGCGGGCCCCATCGGTCCCTCGGGTCCTGGCGGCCCTTCCGTACCACCGCCCCCGCCGGCCTCGCAGCACGCCTCGTCCCATTTGATGTAGCGCTGGAGCCATTCCCACCAGACCGCCGTCATGGTGCCGGTCGGCGCCGCAATCAGCGCGACGTCGAACTCCGGCGGAACTGGCGATTTCGCCATCACGTCGGCCTCGGCTCAACGTCCATGGTGGCGCCCAGGAACACGAACGCGACCGGATCGGCAACGTCGACCCTCCAGCGCCGCCCGGCTTTAGTGGTCATGCCCGTGCGGTTCACGCGCACATCCCACCCGAATTCGCCCTGCTTGCCGAGGGTCCGCCGCAACGGCCGCGACCACGTCCCGCCGCCGTCGTCGGACCACGAGATTTCCGTCACGGGATCAGTGCCGATCGGGACCTGACCGTCGGCGACGCCCGTGCCTTGCGCGAACATGAAGTCGGCGCGGCTGACGGCGAGACGATCCGGGAAGTTCTTCATGTTCTTCGACTCGATCCGGCAGGGCAATTGGTCGAAATGCTCGCCTTGGGCCGTGGCGTCGATAAAGCGCAATTCCGTTGTTTCCGAGTCGCCGACGAGCCACTTGCCGAATGCCCGGATGGTGCGATGCCCGCGCCAGGTAAAGAGGCCCTGCGACTGGCGCTCGTGCCACTGCCCGCTGCTCGTGTTGTATTCCCAGGTTCGTTCGACCGGCGTCCCGCCGTTGCCGCGGATGCCGAAGATCGAATTTCCGAAGTAGGTGTAGACGTAGGCGGTGAGTTGCATCGGGTCCGATTGCAAGGAGATAAAGCGCTCGACCGTCCGCGTCGACACGATCTTCGGATCGTAGCCCGCGAACTGCCTCACGGTTCCGTCTGCGGCGACAAACAGGGGCGCCGAGTCCCAGCCGTCCGTTTCGTTGCCGCCGGCCGCCGCGTGCGTTCCGATAAGCCCGACCGGAATAACGGCCGCGCGCGCCAATGGAAACGGGTTCGCTCCGACGTTCTGATAGACCTCTATCGACGCCTGCCCCATGGCGAACAACTGCCGGCCCGAGACGATGCCCCGCAACAGCCCGTCCGGGTTTGACTCGGCCGTCGTGAAGGACGCCCCGTCGATCGTCAGATCGTTGAGCCCGGTCGCCCAGATTTGCCCGTTGAGGTAGGTGAAGAAGAGATAGCCGTCGAGGTGGCAGACGCTCGTCGGCGTTCCGCCCGGCAGGCCCGGATAGGGCGTAACCGCAGTTGGCGTGACCGAAAAGGCGGTGCCGTTTGCGACCACCGCCATACCGCGCGGCGGTGTGGCAAGCTGGTTGTTCTTCGCCCAGGTCACGCGGTCCGTTCCCGGCAGCGTGCCAGTCAGGGTCGTCACGGTCCCGTCCGCGCTGATCCGCTTGATGCAGCCTTCGTAAGCGCCATAAACGTAGCCGTCGCTCTCGATGAAGCCGCGCGGGCCGCTGGCGCCGATATCCCGGAAGAAGCGGGTGCCAGGAACCCGCTTGTAGACGCCTTGCTGCGCTTCTTGCTCAAGGTAGACGTTGAGGAGCCGGCCTTGGCTTTCAGCCGGGTGGCTGGCGAAATGGTTGGGATAGCTCGATTGCGGGAATTCGATCGGGGTCGCCATCAGACCGTCGCTTCCCACCGGAACTTAGGTTCCATATAAATCTCCCGATGCGATCGCGGGCGAGAAGGCCGATGCCATGGTTCGCCGGCCACCTGGCCCGCCACCCGCCACCCAGCGCCCCGCAGGCTCGCACCGCCCTCCGCTTGCAGCGTGTAGGTCACGATCCGCTTGCCGCCCATTTGTTGCCAGATGCGCCAGCAGCGGCCATAGAGGAACGAACAAGCGTTGCGCGGTGCCTCCGGTGAGACGCACAGGCGCAAGACTTCGGCCGTCGTGGCGTCATTTAGCATCCGCGAGATCGGCCGCCCAACGATCGCAACGCCAATCAGGATTTCATCGACCGTAACCCCGATCGCAAACCGGCCCCCGTCCCGCGATGTGCGCCTGGAATGCCGGTGATGGTCCGACACGAAGTCGTTGGCCTCGCGAAGGGTGAGCGGGACGACTTCCATCAGACAAAACCGCCGCCGCGAATGGCCTTGAACCAGCCGCCATGTTTGACGCCATATTCCCAGGTCTTCAGCGAAAGAGAGAACGGCAAGCGGATGCGCACCGCTCTTTTCTTACCGCGCCATTTCCATCCAACGCCGACCGCGGAGCCGAGGTCGAACAGGGCAATCCGGATCATGCCAATCCTCATCAGAAGTATTTTGCACGTTGCGGCTGATACGTCGGCTTTGCCACCCAGGTCAGCCGAAGCCGGCGGTTGAGGCTGTCGATCACGGTTGGCTCGACGGCGCCGAGGCCGAACTTCGGCGCCACTTGCGCGGCAATGCGGTCTGCCAGCGGCAGGAAGATCAGCTCCGGGATCGCTTCCGTATCGGCGACGAAGATGATCCCTTGCTGCGCCAATTCCTCCAAGAGCGGGTTAATGACGTCGCGGACGAGCTGCGCATCTTCGGCGGACGGGTCCTGGCCGGCCCCCACCCGCTGCAACGTCTCCAGCGCGCTGGTGATCAATTCCATCGAGGTTCTAGGCATCGTCCTCATCCCAAGAGTCGTGCGGCCCGACATCCGTGGCGATCGGCGTGTACTTCTGCTTTTCCGCCGCCCGCGCCGTCTTGGCTTCCTCGCTCAGTTTCGGCCGGCCCGGCCCGCGCTTTTTCGGCTCGCCGTTGCTGTCCTCGCCATCGACTTCCTCGAACGACGTGAGAGCCCGGAACTTGGCGACATTCGCCTCATCCTCGACCTCGACCGGCTCGCCGGGCGTAAAATCGATGCCGCGAATGCTGACCGGGTCCGGCCCGAGATATTTAAATTTTGCCATGTCACTCCCCAAGGGAAAGCCGGCCCCTTTCGGAGCCGGCCAGTTGTCAGGCGTTTATGCAGTCGAGGAAGACTTGCACCAGGCCGGTGCCGCCCGCGTTAGCTGCCACGTTCACGGTCACGAGAACCGTCGTGTCGACCGTGAACAGCTTTGGTCCGGCGGATTGAAGGACGCCCTGGAAGGGAATCCGAATACCCGCCGCCGGCAAGGCGTTCGCAACCAGCGTACCGTTAAGAGCACCCGAGTCGATGAAACCTTGCGCATTTAGCGTATCGACGCCGTTTGCCGCCCATCCGACGTCGAGTTCCATCACACCCGTGCCGGTATCGATGTCCGGGCCGCGAAGGAACCCGTCGATCACATAGGTGTTCGCCGGGATTTTGCAGATCGCCACCGTATCGTTGACGACTTGCGCCACCGCGAAGTTGTAGCTTCCCCAGATGGCGAAGCGCACCCCCGCGCCGATCGGCTTGACCGACGAGAAGGTTGCGGCTCCTTGAGTAGCGATAAAAGCGGTTGCCATGTTGTCTCTCCTTATGACGAAGCAACAGCGGCGAACCACCCCGTTACCACGCCATTATCTTTTGGCGTCGTCGTATCTACGGAAGCATCCGTGCCGAAGATGATTTTGCGGACGCCCATGATGCCTTCGATTGCAATGCCGTACTTGTCCCCGTAATCGAAGGTTTTTGTCGTCGTCGACCAGCGCTTGCCGTAAACGATAGCGAGCGCCTGCGCTCCGCACAGATAGACCGGCGCGCATTCGATGGTGGCGTTCGACGTAAACCCGATGCCCGGGATTTCCTTGACGATCATTCCGTCCCAGAGCAAATCACCGCCCTCGAAAAGCCGATTGTTCTCGACTTCCAGAGAGACCTCGCGCTGCGCTTGCACCATCGCCGAGTTGGTCTTCAGGTCACGGAACGAACGCGAGTTCGCGTACACCACATAGTAGCGCCGGCCCTTGGTTTTCTCGACCCGCACCGGAGTGATTTTCGGATCGCAAGTGACCGCGAGTTCCTTCATCAAAGACAGCGCGGTCGGCGTCAGCTTGTCATTCGTGTTGTCGAGGGTGATGAGCGCATTGGCATGTGTGACGGAGCCCGCCGTTGCGCCGTTGTTGCTCTTGACCTGGCCGTACAGCACCCGGTCGAAGTTGTTCGTATTCCAGGTGTTGCGCGCTGCGGCGTTTGCCGAGGCAAAGACCGTCCCGTCGATCGACCCGAGCGCATCCGTCAGCAACGTCTCGGTGTCCTTCATCGCCCAATCCTTGAGCGTGGCTCTCGCCGCGTCTCTCAGATCGATGGCGGACTTGTACTCCTCCATTTCGGCGATGCGGACGGCATTGCGCCTCTTGTCGATGTAAATCCGCATCGACCGGGAGGACATATCTTCCTCGGCGCCTTCCAACATGTTCGATCCGAGGACCGCCGCGTTGGTCAGCCGGTTGACGAGGGCGATGGAGACGCTATCGCCCTTGCCTTTGCTCAGAACTTCCTTGATTTGGATGACCGCGTTTTCATCGGAGCCGAAGCTCTCGGAGTAGCGGTTTTCGGTGAGGTATTCGGTAAAGAACTTCGATTCCCATTGCTGCTTGCGTAGCCCAGCAGCGGCGACCGTATCGGCCATGGTGTTCACCTAGAGGCAAGTATCTCCTTGATGGACGGCGGGCCTTCCCAGCCCGGTCCGGATCGGGAGCCGACGCTTCGCGCGTTGCTCAAATTGGAGGGCATGGCGACGGGACGCCGAGGCTCTTCGCGCTCGTCGCTGATCGTTTTGCCATTCCGGAGTTCTTCAAGGTATTCGGCCTTGATCTTCGCCTTGTAGGCGTCGAGATCGGAGCCGACTTCGTTCAATGCCGAAGTGCGCTTGTGCCACTGGACGAGCGCTTCGTACTGATCCGGTGCGCGCATGATGCCCGTGTAGGTCATGCCCCAGTTCGGATCGGTCGCCCGCGCTTCCGCCAACGCCGCATACGCTGCCTTGACCGTCTCTTCGCCATGGCGAGCCGCGGCGAATTGCGATTGGTTGGCTTCGCGTATTTTTTGCAGTTCGGCGGCGTACATCTGCCGTTCGCGCTCAAGCCGCGCTTCAAGCCGCTGATCGACGGTCGCGAGAGGATTGTCCCAATCGAACTCCGGCGGCTTTGGCTGTTCTTGCGGTTGCGGTTGCGGCTGTTGCTGGCGCAGGACGGCTTGCGAGAGTTCCGCGATCTGCCGTCTGAGGTCGACGACCTCGTCGGTATAGCGGCGGCTCTTCTCGCGCTCCGCATGAAGGGCTTTTAGCGGAACCTGCTTACCGTCCTCGTCCGGCTCGTCGGCTGTCTCCCGTTCGGGCAAGGCTTCCCTTGGCTCGAAGGGCTTCTCCTCCGACTCGTCCGTAGCGATCCGTGGATGTTCCTCTTTTTCCTCGACCGCATCGGACACAGCACCGCTGTCCCGTGCGTTAAGGATTTCCTCAGCGCTTGGCATTGTCTGTTACCCTTTGATTGATACGTTCAATCGACGAGCGCCCGTAACGGCGGCGGCCCGATCGCCCTTAACGGAGGCGGCCCGACTTACAGGCGCGCTAAACGCGCGGCCCGTTCGTTCAAGAATTTCTTGCGTCGCTTGCGCGAGGCGTGGTTGTCGTCCTGATCCCAAAACGCAGCGCCGCCCGTCGTCGACACGCCCGGCACGACCGGCGCAACCGGCGCGCCCCATCCCGCTTCAAACCCGGTCGACGGAGTGATGACGAAGGCACTTTGCCCAGTGTTGATCTCAGTCGCCGCGCCGGTCGATCCGCCGTCCATCAGGAGATAGAAGGGTCCGGTCATGGCCGAAAAACTGACGGGCGTCGAATACACGGAAGCATTCCAGAATTTGATGGTCTTGGCGTCGAAATCGACTTCCATCGCATTCCAGGCGCCGGCCACGATCCCGAGCGTGATGGGCGTCGCGATCTGCGTGTTCCGCCACAGTTGGCCGCTCACATTGACGATGATGGCGTTGAGCGTAACGAGACATTCCGTCGGGAACGTGTAAGACGCATTCGCTAGACCGAACCCCCATGATGCTCCCAACGTACCCGCCGTCTTAAACTCAACATGAACCTTGCCGGTTGTGACGGGCCCCGTGCCGCGCACCCCTCTAAATCCGCTGTCGGCCCCAAGGGTCGCGGTTTTATCGGAATTCGAGAGAACCACCGATGCTGTCTTGTCGGCGGAATTCCAGGTTTCGGGCATCCCGCCGCTCCGTCACGACGCGAGCAAGAGAAGCAGCAGCTCCTCTTCCTCGCCGTCATCCTCTAGAACCCGTGTTGGCGCCTCGTGCATAACCGCGATCATCGCGACCGTTTCGGGCGCCGGTATCAGCGGCGGTCTCTCCAGGGTCAGCCCTTGGAACCGTTGCTCGCGCTGTTTCTCGAACTTGCGGCGCCGTTCGATCGCCTGGCGCAGCCGCTTGGCATAGGCGCGCGAGGTTCCACCGCCGCCGCCTTCCGTAACGCCGCCGGGCACGTAGTCCGGCGTATACGCCCGCGCCTCGCCGACCGAGCCGGCGGTCCCGACCGCCATCGCGAGCGCCGCCGAGACGGCTTGCGCGGTCCCTGTGCCCGCTGCCGATCCGATGCCTTCCCCCAGCCCCGCAGTGGCCGCGGCGCCGACGCCGAGAGCGGTTCCAGCGCCGGAGGCCGTCCCTACGCCAGCCGCCAGCGCCGCGCCCGTTGCCGCCGCTGCGCCCGTGCCGCTGGCCGAACCGACGCCATTGGCGACCGCTGTAGCTGCCGCCGGCAGCCCGGGCGCCACCCGACCGCGGACGATCAGCGGATGGTCCGCCTGCGCCATCGTGCCGGTTTGCGTCAGCGCCGCCGCCGCGATCAGGTCCGGTTCCGTCGTCGTCCGGCCAAAGAGCGGCCAGTACCGAACGAGGTGGTTTGGCCGCACCCGCAGAGGCGAGACGCCCTTGGCCAGCATCAGAACGTCGGCCGCGCTCAGCGCGACATCCCAGATGCAGACTTCCGCCAACGAACCGTTGAGCGGCGAGAAAACCGTCGGCGTGCTGAGACAACCGACGTCGATATGACCCGTCGGCGAAATCGGGACTATGCTCGTCGTGTTCGCCGT